AAAAACATCGAATCCAACATGGAGAATTAAAATGGATACCCCAAAAATCAGCCCCGAATTGAAAACAGCCCTCGAAGGTCTTGAATCGACTTTCACCGAGGCGCAGAAAGAAGCCGGAATCAAGCTACAGAAGCTCGGCGAAGACTCCGCAGACTATCAGGAATACAAAGCGAAAGCCGTCGATGACATGCTTGCGCTTACCAAGTCCATCGACGAAATCAAAGCGGCAATGGCTCGCGCTCCTGCGGCTAATGCAGAAGAAAAGAAAGAAGCCAGCCCCGAACTGAAAGCGTTTTATGCGTACCTCAAGGACGGCAAGGACGTAAGCGTCGAACATAAAGCGAACCTGTCCGTCACGGACAACGAGCGCGGCGGATATCTGGTCAATCCAGAAATCGGTCAGCTGATCGACACCCTGCAACGCGAAGGCTCCAACATGCGGAACCTCGTCAACGTCATTCAGATTTCCAGCGGCGACGCTTTGGAATCACCGACCAAGACGCTCAAGACCGCAGGCGCAACCCGCCGGAACGAAGTCACCACCAGCACCGATCAGAGTGACATTAAGTGGGGTCACAAGCGGATCGCCACGAACTGGCTCGACGCTGTTATTCCGATCTCTCAACAGTTGATGGAAGATGTGCCAAGCGTTCAGAGCGATCTTGCTCGCGATGCGGCTGACGACTTCAACATCACCGAAGGCGCGGAAATGCTGAACGGCACAGGTGTCGGTGAGGCTCGCGGTCTTATGACATTCCCGACTGGAACCATCGCACAGATCAGTTCTGGCGCGGCGGCGGCATTCACTACCACCGGCCTGCTCAATCTGGTTGGCGGTTTGAAAACTGCTTACACGAACGGCGCGTCTTTCATTGCTAATCGGGCGACCATATACACAAACCTGTTTGGATTGCAGAACGGCGCGAACAACCTCGAACATTATCTTGTTCCTGATTTCCGCGACGGCGTTCAATTCCGTCTGCTTGGATACCCGTTGATCGAAATGCCTGACATGCCTACCTCCGCCGCCGACGCTTTGCCTCTTGCATTTGGTAACTTCAAACGCGCATACAACTGGGTTGAGCGCAAGCAACTGACCCTGTTCGTTGATCCGTTCACCGCACGCCCATTCACAAAGTTGATCTGGTCGAAGCGTTCAGGCGGCGATGTCGTTGTTCCCGAAGCGATCAAGATCCAGAAACTAGAATCGTAACCAACCAACCTTAACTGGAGAAAAGAATATGAGAGCAATAGTAGACAAACTAGTAACAGTTCCTTCCATCGTTGCGGAAGCACTTGATGCCGACAACACGGAAGTGACTGTCGATCTGCGCGGGTTTGATGCCGCGACGGTAGCAATCACCGTTGGCGTTGGTGGCATTACGTTCACCGGATCGAACAAGGTTGAGTTCAAGCTGACCGACAGCGACGACGACAGCACGTATGCCGCTGTTGAAGATGCCGACGTAGACCTGACCAATTCCAACATTTCGACCGTTGGAACTGGCGGAATCGTTTACAGCCTGATCGCCGCTCACGCCGCAGGAACAGCCGTAAACATCGGCTACACTGGCGGCAAGCGTTACCTTCAACTGCTGGCTGATTTCAGCGGCACTCACGGCACAGCGACACCCATCGCCGCGAACGTGATCAAAGGACTTCCTCATGATGCACCAACCGCATAGGTAATTCCTCCTGTGTACTCCCTAAAGGGCGGGTATGGTTAATCCCTGCTCGCCCTTTTTTTTCTTTAACCGGAGAAACGATATGAAAATCAGAATGAAGAAAGAGATCAGAATCGCGACAGACGGCATCGGTCATGTCACAAGAACCGTCGCCATTAACGAAGTTGTCACCGACTTGAGCGAGAAGATGTCACAGGACTTTATCGACTGCGACCTTGCCGAGCTGGTTGTCGAAGAAGAAAAAAAAGTCACAACTTCGCCGGACAACAAAGCAATCAAATCTGCGCCTGAAAACAAAAGCGTCGGCAAAAAGAAAGCCTCCAGCAAGAAGGGATAACCCATGATCACAAGTCCATTGCATCGACAGTTCACAGGGGAAGACGCGGCGATCACGGTTGACAGAAACCGCTTTCGCTATTCGCTGACGACACCGCCAACCCTTGAGCCTGTAACGCTCGACGAGGCAAAACTATTTGCTCGCGTTGATGGAACTGCCGACGATGCGCTTGTGACCTCGTTGATCGTATCGGCTCGGCAGAATGTAGAAGGGCAGACCGGACGCTCGCTGATTGATCAGACGCGCACCGCGACGCTCGACTTCCTGCCGAACGCGAACGAATACGAACTCGCCTTTCGACCTATTTCATCCGTGACCAGTATCAAGGCCTACAACGACGACGGAACGAGCGAGGCTGTTGATGTCGGCTCCGATATTATCGTTGACGAATCAAACGCTCGCATCGCCCTGAAAGCGGATGCCGCGTCGATAACGGGCGACCGCCAGATGGAGGTGTTCGAGATCGTCTACGTTGCCGGATACGGAGCCACCGCCGCCGACGTTCCTGAATGGGCGAAGACTGCGATCAAGATGCTTGTTTCTCATTATTACGAGAATAGGGAAACTGTTGCGCTAGGAACGATAGCCACCACAATACCGATGCACGTTCAGCTTCTAATCGATCAAAATTGTGTGGTGGAATTGTAATGCGCTACCGCAAATACAGGCTAAACAACAAAGGTCGCTGGAATATTGGAAACTACCTTAAACGATACAAGCTAAAGAGGACTTGCCGAGATGCCCAGAATTGGACAGTTAAGACATAGAGTGACCATCCAGAGCCGAGTTGACTTGGAGTACGAAACTTACTCGCAAGACAGCACACGCGCAACTGTGGCGACCGTATGGGCGCAGGTGATCAATACCAGCGGAACCGCGCAGGTTGATAGCCGGAACGCTGGCGAAGGCGTGACGCATCAGTTCAAGATCCGATTCAGAACCGACGTAACGAAGCAGAACGAGTTACTCTATGACGGCAAGCGATACCAGATCGCAACGATTCAGGTTGAGAACGACGAGCGCGACCGCTTCCTTGTGATTGATGCGAACGAGCAGGATGTCGTCGGAACGCTGGACGCTCCTTCGCCGGAGGCTTAACCGTGGCAAACAAAACAGAAATCAAAATCACGAACGCGAAGCAGATCGGCAGGCTCGCCGATCGCTTTGCCAAGCGTTCAAAAGTAACCGCCGCGAACCTCGACACCGCAGTCAAGCAGGCGGCTTTCTTGATCGACCGGAAAGCGAAAGAGAAGATCCAGAAGGGATCGCGGTCAGGCAGAATTTACACACGCGGCTCAATAGTCCATCAGGCAAGCTCGGCAGGCGAAGCACCGAAGACCGACACCGGAAGACTCGTTTCTTCTATTCGTCCAGTGTTCCATTCGGCAGGGAAAGCAGAGGTCGGATCGCTGGCGAACATCGCGGTCTACGGTGCAATGCTCGAAACCGGAACGGCGAACATGGCGGCGAGGCCATGGCTGGAGCCAACTCTTCAAGAAAATCAAGACGGCATCACCAAGATATTTGACAGCGCGATCAGGCGCGGAGGTTTGGCATCATGAGTGCAACTTATACAGGCGGCGGTCGTTTTATAAGACCCAGCGAGGTCATTGTCAGGCTGAAAGAAACGCGCACGACGCTATCTTTGACGACGGCTGACTTCCAGCTATTCGGCGCGGCAGAATTTCAGACGGCTATGGAGTCGGGCGACTTCGTAAAGAACACGAAGAAAGCCGCGCTGTATATCATGACCGGAAACTCAAGCGCGACCACGATCACAGAAAACGGGCTGGGTATTTCGGACGTAAGCCATGCGATTGACATCGTTCTATATTTGCGGATGCGCGACCAACGCGGTCAGCGATCCGATCAATGGAGCGTCTGGTTCAAGGAATATCTCATTCGCTCGTTACAGGGCTTTCAGGCATACGACGGATCACAGCCGCTTATGTTTGGCGGCGACCAGTTCAACGCAACGCAGAACGTCGCAGGCTATTCGCGCACCTTCCAGCTAACGCAGACCGTTCGCATCGAAGGCGAGGATCTAATCGGCGACGGCGACTTCGACGATCTCGACGAGTTCACCGAGCTATTCATGACGATGACCATAGACGACAGTTGGTTCCTGAGAACCTTCAACGCGACCACCGCGACCACTGGTGATCTTTACACGCTACTCGCCACGATGATCTATGATTATAAAAACGAGTTCGAGACATACGACATAACGGTCACACCGCTTTTCACCTTCAACCCGAACACCGCAACGATGGGGCAGATGTTTGACGCGGCAGGAACCATAGCCAGCGAACTCGGCGGAACGATCAGCGCCTATACAATCACCGAGCCGACTGGTGGCTGGAAAAGAACCTTCGATCCAAAGACGGACAGCATAGGCGATCTTGCTGATGTTCTCGCGACCTTCATCGAGGACGTAAGCACAGGAGCAGGAACCGAGGCTTCATACAATACATTCCCGATTGGATTCGGTCTTGACCTTTTGCTTCGATAAGCGATTCACAAATTTAATTGACAGACCATAGGTAATATTGACACCTTGCAACCGGAGACAGATACGATATGAGAATCAATGTGAAACCAAAAGACGGACTGACTGTTCCGCATCCTGAAACCGGATCGCCGATGTCAGCCTGTTCGGTAGAAAGAACTCCCGCAATCATTCGCCTGCTAAAAGACGGCGACCTTATCGAAGTAATCAAACCCGTTAAAAAAGCACCCGCGAAGAAAAAAGAAAATCAGGAGAATAAATAATGAATATCGCAAAAACAATCCTCGTACCTAATGTCTTTGTCACCATCGACAACTCGAAAGCAAACACCGCGCTCGGCGGAACCTTCAAAACCGTTTTGATCGGTCAGAAGATCGCCGCCGGAACCGCAACCGCCGAAACATTCGTTCAGGTATTCAGCGACGCAGACGCGAAAGAGAAGTTCGGTGTTGGATCAATTCTCGCGAACATGTTCTCAGCTTGGTTTGCGAATAATTCGGTCAACGAAGTTTATGCAGTTGCCCTTGACGACGCTGATGGGGCGACAAAAAGTTCAGGCGACATTACATTCTCAGGAACCGCAACCGAGGCTGGGTCAGTTGTCGCATATATTAACGGCGTGCGCTATTCTGTCGCAGTAGCATCTGGGGATTCACACACAAACGTAGCTGGCGCACTTGATGTACTTGTGTCCGCCAGTGTAGATGCCCCTGTGACTGCTGGTGCGTCGGTTGGTGCGACTACATTCTCAGCGAAAAGTTTCGGCACGATCTGCAATCAGATTGACATCCGGCTGAATGCGAGTGATGGAGAATCTTTACCGGCAGGCATTACCGCTGTCATTGCGCCAATGGTAGACGGCGCAACCGACCCCGACATCAACGACGCAATCGCCGCGCTTCCTGATGAAGTAATCGCGATCATCGTCAATCCGTACACCGACGCGACAAGCCAAACCGCGCTTGATACCGAACTGACTCGTCGCTGGGGGAATACCGTACAGATCGACGGTCATGCTGTCATGGCTTTCGGCGGGACTTCCTCTGAACTCGTAACCGAGGGCGAAACGGTGAACAGCGAGTTCTTTACCATGATCGACTCAGGCAAAACCACAATGGTTCCTGCGTATCTGGTCGCCGCAGAACTGGGCGGTCGCATGGCAGAGAGTGCCGATGCAGATCCAGCCCGACCTTTCAGAACGCTTCCGCTGACCGGAATGATCGGCGACGATGCTTCCGACCGCAGAACGTTCTCTGAAAAGAACAGCATCCTCAATGCCGGAATCTCGACGCATGTTGTCCAGAACGACGGAACGGTTGTCATTGAACGACTGGTCACGACCTACAAGACTAACGCGGTCGGCGCGGAAGACACCAGCTTCCAGAATACGAACACCATGTTCAACCTTTCCTTTATGCGTCAGAGCTACGCGATCCGTATGTTGTCGCTCTATCCTCGCCACAAGCTGGCGGACGACGGAACGCGCTTCGGTGCGGGTCAGCCTATCGCGACTCCTTCCAGCATCAAGGGCGACACCATTGCGCTCTATCAGGAATGGAT